TGCGTTCTTCTTGGCGAAGGACGTTCCACCACAGCCTATGTTCGGTGGACGCAAACCTTTACGTAAAAGCCTACTCAAACGCCGCGCGTAACAAACCCATCCATTGGTCCACGTGTATGTTTCCGAAGGAGTTTGCTCAATAAAGGTGATCCCATAAACATCAAACTATCCAACTGCTTCTCCTTCTTGGTAAGCAACGCTCGTGTCGCTTCCTCTTCATCTCCATTGTGCTTTTCCAACAGCTGTTCATACATCGTCGTGTAACTGGGTCGACGCGGCGCAACATACCCTTCCAACTGAGTGATACACAACGCAAACAACTGTGCAACTGGATTCTGAATCTGGTTGGTAATGTAGAACGAGGCGTCAGGTGTCAGTCCGTGTTCGCGGACATACCCGACTTCTTCAATCCGGTCTCCCTGCTTACCCTTGTTCTTGTTCTCCGCTACAAACACGAACTGGAGACGGTCGCCGACCTTAGGCGCTGTGCCTGCATCACGAGACTCCATTCGGTCTGCCAACACTCGGTGTGCAATCTGTCCTGGGTTCTTGTAATCATCCCGCAAGCTCTTGCTCACAATGAACTTCTCCAACGGCACTCTGTTCTCCAAGACATCCACCAGCTTGTCGACCACAAATCGTTGTGCCTTGCGCACATCCTTCTCGGTCAGCAACATATCCAACGCTCCACCGTAGACATCTTTCACAATCGGTGCATTGTCGCGTCGTTTCAACACGATGCCCATGCTTTTGCGTTTCGGCTTGATGGTTGCGTCCTCTTCATACATCAACCCAACGTATCGTTTACGGCAGAAGAGGATGAACGGGAAGAAGGTTTTCTCATACGCAATCTTGTAGGGCTTGCGGCATTGAGAAGTAATACGCTTTCCTGCGGCAATTCCGAGTCGGATGGACTCTGCGAGGTCTTTGGTTGGGAATCGGATGAAGATGGAATCGGTATCTCCGTAGATAACCTCGGCTCCAAACTCTGTTTCCACAACTCGCTTTGCAAGACCCAAGGCTTTGCGACCTGCGGCGGTAGTACACGCTGCGACGCAGAGTTTTCGGATAGGACTGACTCGTGAGCCGGTTTGACCGTAGACTGAGTTTGCAACCACCTTGTAAGCAAGTTGAAGACCGTTGAAGACACTTCGCTGAGCTTCGTCATACTGTGTATCCTCCATCTTTTCTTTGAACTCTTTTCGCTTCTTCAAGAGGATGTCGAGTGTCTTGGGCAGAACGCCGACTGTCATTGGGTTCTCGTTAGGTTGAACGAAGGTGCAGATGGTCTTTCCAATGATCACATCCTTGTCGTCCTTCGTATCATACTCCACCTCTTCCAAGACATACTTCTCTTTCAAGGCTTCAAGTTGTTCCAACTTCATCCCTTCATGTCGAATCTTCGTTCCTTCTGCGTCAAACTCACGCTCACAGACCAAGGTGTCTGGTGATAGATTGTAGCTAATCATGTTGGTCGGATACAAGCTGTTGAAATCCAGCACACTGATGGGCTGGTCCAGATACATCCCAATCTTGGGCGGAAGCACAATCGCACCTTCATATCCATCTCCAAACTCGGCTGCATGTTGGGTCTGAAGAATCTGGTCACGCTGCGATGCGTAGTAGACCACTGCACTGAAGATTTTGATACCTTGACCTCGTCGTAAGACATACTCCATGGGAACCTTGCACACATCGGCCATTCCACGCGCATTGACCAGCGTATCCAACTTGGACATCAGCGTCAACACCAAGTCACAATCCTGAATACAATACTTGGCGATTCGTGCTCGCCCTGCTGGACCTCCCTCTGCGTGAAGCCGAAACAACTCATGCGGTTCCACATCGTCCTTGGTAAAGGTCCATTCGAGACTCTTCTTCTCTGCGTCCGACAACTCACTCATCAAGTCGTCTGGACACTCAATGGTGAAACTCTTGGCAGTCATCGAAGTGACACGATACTTCTCACCTTCTCGGTATGGGTCCGAAGTGTTTCCCACCAAGTCGAATCGCACATAGTTTCCTACACGAAGACCTCGTGTGCTTTTGGTCTTGACGGTATGGTCTGCGTAGTCCAACACCTTATCACGCAAGAAGACCGACGCAACCGAATCCAACTTGAACGAGTCCAAGGAATGTTCACGGCGCATGTTCAAGAGCAAGTCCAAGCCTAGACGACCTCGGAGTGTCAAGAATCTCAAATCATACTTGCCCGACGCCAACTCGAACTTCTTGGTCTCACTGAACTTCACACACCATGAATCACCCTTCTTGGTCTTGGATTGAACACGAGACAAGTCAATCAGATCCAGAATATCCAGTTCCTCACATCGGTCTTCAATGTATGCGTCATCAAAGCCAAAGGTGTTATAGCCACACATGACATCTGGATTCTGTCTGCGAATCTCGTGGGCAAACTTGAAGAGCATGTCCTCTTCGGTTTTACAGGCGACAAACTCGGTGTCGTCTTCCGAAGGGTCCACGCTTCCTACGACAAACACTACGCGACGAAGAGGGTCCATCAACTTATCTGACCAACGATAGGAGACGCCGATTTGAACAATCGGGTCACCCTTCTTGGCTTGCGGAAACAATCCAGACTTGGAATACATCTCCAAATCATACGACGCCACCTTGAGTGGAATGATTGCGTCACATGCAGACACTTCATCCACATCGCACTGATAGAAGGCATCGATGTTGTAGAGAGGTTCCTTAGTTTCTTGATGTATTGGAACGTTGAATGGGTGCTCCGTAAACTGAATCGCACTCGCAGGATTGATGTGTCGGTCGTGGAAGAATCGCATGAATCCAGGCAGGTTGCTCTCGTAGAGCTGACCTTTGCTGATCTTCACTGCATCCATCATCTTGGCTTTCGTATCGCACACGACTTTCCAGACCTCCGTTGTCTTGAGGTCTGCAAACCCTGCAAACACATCATACTTTTGGACCTTGGTGGAAGTGACTCCAACGAGGTCGGGCTTAGTTCCACGCACATAGAAGTAAGGCTTAAATCCATTAATTCGAAGACAGGCAACAGTTCCTGTATCAGTTCGTCCGAAGACATCGACGACAAACTTACCGTTTGTGTCGTGTTCGTGCCAATCACACGGTTGAAGACGAACCATTTTACTATCTAGTTGCCAGGGAGTTCTCCATTCGTTTTCTACGAAACTTTCTGGATTTGAATGTAAGAGATGAACCACACCACCAACACCTATGACTGGTTTTTCGCACCGACTCGTATTAAGGCAGATAAATACGAGGAGGACACGAATGCCATTTCCAGTAAGAACTCGCTCACCCGTCAGACTGCGAGTCTCACGGCTGGATGTTCAGACACCTTGAATCCCGCCGCCGCAATGGCTGACCAACCCGGTATGATTGCAACAGGTGGATACGGTCAACCTGGAAGTGGATGCAAAGTCGATGAGAACACTGAACTTCGATGGGGTATCGAAGGTGCACATCGTCAGAAGGGACCTAAACAGATGTGGGCTCGTCCTTTCTCAACTACTCCCTTCTTATCAGGTGGTGACCCCATGGCAGTGGAAGATGAATCAGGATTGATTCGCTCTGCCCCTCCTCGTAACCGCAAAGACGTCTCCACCATCATGGACAAGATGATTCCCAACTACTACCAACCTCTCATTCCAGTCAAAAGCAGTGATTACAAGGATGTCAATCATTGGGTAGAACAATGGACTCGCGGAGGGGATGCTACTCGTTTGGTCTCTCAAATGCGATAAGTTGTAGAATATAATGAAAGTACTCTTCTTTGCGAATCGAATGCCCGACTTGTGTGGGGCGTTCTTGCATGATATTGACTTAGGTCTCGAACTTCAAACGCGCGGTCATATGGTCGTGTTTTTGACTATCAAAATCCCCAAAGAAGGCTATAACGGAGGAACCTATCGCGGTTTCCGATTCTTACATTACACAGCTGCATCGTCGTTCTTGGAAACCTCGAATGTTTGGATTTGCCCGCATTCACCCATTTTACCCGATGTGCGTAAAATCAACTCACGAGGCTACAATCGTCCTATCATTGCCACCTGTCACTATGATGGCAACTACAATATGATTCGAACCAATGGTAAGAACGACTGGGCTGAACTGCTTTTGTTTATCAACTCGATTATGGAAGTCCAATACCGAAAGAACATCGTTCCCTGGCCTTCACAGATTCAACAAACTGAAACCATTCGTCCGTTGATGCACCGAAACAAGATTGAGATCTTGGAACCGTTTCATGGGGATTGTATTACCTTGGTGAACGCAAACGTCAACAAAGGTGTTCAACAGTTTTTAGACATGGCACGCAAACTACCCGACCGTCGATTCTTAGGTGTCTTACCCTATTATGGCGAACGACAAGTGCCTCTAGCTCCGTCCAATGTGGAATGGGTCCCATTCGACGATGATATTCGGACGATTCTCAAACGAACTCGAATCCTTTTGGTTCCAAGTTACTATGAGAGTTTTGGTCGTATTGCAGTGGAAGCGATGCTCAATCGTATTCCAGTCATCTATTCTAAACCGAATCCAAACTCAGTCTATCCAGGTGGAAGCACGGAAGGACTGCATGAATGGATTCAACCTGCAGGCATCGGGTGTATTCGAGACAACATTGATGAATGGGTCACTGCGATTCGTTCGTTGGACAATGAAAGTGCCTACTCTGAGCGAGCAGAACATTCGAGACATCATATCGAAGAGATGAATCTGTTTGTAGAAGCGTCTCGTATTTCGGGACTTGTGGAACAGTTTGTTCAACGCAATCCGGTAGTGGTTCGTTCTGAACCGGCTCCGACATCTCAGGTTTCACGTCCTGCGGAACCGGGACGTGTGCGAGAACCTCCTGCGGGGCGTCAGGTGGCGGTAGGGTTTTCGAATGGGCGACTGAGAATACAGCGTTAATCTTGCTTTGAAGCCAACGTCCTCGTTCGCATAACTCTTTCTGTTCGTCTGAAAGACCTGAATCTACAATCGGTTTGGAAGGAATGTATTTAGACCCTGAAACGACTGGAGCAGGAGGAAGAAGAGATTCGACTGCATCCTCAACGCTCTCATAGTTCAACAGTGCTTGTGAAGCTTCTTCTTGCGAACATCCAGTGAGTTGAGAAACCATTGTTGCATCGTTCATCTTTTTCTTGATTACTTGTAATACCTGAAGATGCGTTTCATTGAAGATCTTTGTCCACCGGCTCTCTTATACATGATTTTCTTGGTCATCCAACTTGGATTAGATGCCTCGTTAGGCATGTGGATTACTATGTCTATCAAGGCAATCCTCGGACTTGCAACCGTTGTGTTGTTGGACACACTCTGTAGTATTGAACTCGGTGTTGTGTCATGGTTCTTGGTCGCAGCTCCCTTCTTGATTACATCCCTCGCCACTGCAATCGCCATGTCCACTCGATTTGATGAGTTGATGCTCCGAGGTGTGAAGGAGAAGTTCTTAGATAAGAATGCAGTCGATGGTGATCTTCCAGAAGACTCAAACGCGATCCGAAAAGTCAAAACGGATTCTTACTCAAAAAGGATGTAGACTTTATAGCGCTACAATGTTCACATTCCTAGTTTCCGTTCTCTTCAACCTCTTCTCAGGACTTGCCCAAACCTACACATATCTCTACGACCTTTGGGTTGAATACAAATACTCTCAGGCGTACACTCACCGACCCATTGCACGATACTACTTGTCCAACGAACACATTCCCTTCGAAGAGACGGATAAACGCGTCTTTGAAGATTGCGTGTATGTTGAAGAATGGGTGGACCGTAAAGGCAACAAGAAATGTTCAGTTCTCTACGAAGGTCAACCGATTCCGACTTCATGGACGAACACTCCGTTTGATATTCCAGACGGTGAAGCTCCATGGGTCTGGATTGGAGACTTGGATACAGAGATAGACTTGACCCGAAGCCTGAATAAGTTCCTCATCCCTGGCAACCGTATTGAAATCGACCTCTTGTGTAATCTCATACAAGTCACCGACCGCACAGACTTTGTCTACATTGAAAAAGGAACGTTTAACGAGGTCAAATTTCCAGCGAGAGGAATAACAATCGAAGCTCGGGATGATTCATAAACCCTTTGAAATCGCGGAACGATACATTCAGCTTCGTAAACGATATGCATCTGGGTCGTGGGGTGACTATGTCCTTGTCTTCAATGAAATGATACTAGGACCTCTGATTACCCTTTTTCTCATGTTCATTGGAGGCAGTGATATGATGATGGTGATTTCCACAAGCACACACGCGTATACCACATGGTGTGAATGGGAAGAGTATCATAGACTTCGAAGTGTGGTTCAAGAGATGTTTTTAACAATGTCGATTCATGGCGGACCTCAAATCACTACGAACGATTTGGACTATTTACCCTATGTGTTTGCGGACGCAGTGGTTAGACTCGGGTAACTCCATCTCCACCTATGGGATAAGGATTGCTTCCGGGAATCTGTGGGTTGTATCCAGCGTAGTTTCCGTAGGTTTGTGAACCGGGCATACCGGATGCCGCACCTACAAACGATGTGCCGGTTGCGCCTGCGTTATAGACAGGTGCTCCACCACGCATACGCATCTTGCGGGTCTTGCGGGTCTTCTTCTTGGACTTCTTGGACTTCTTACCACCCTTCTTGGTCTTTTTGCGACGACCTCCGGCTTGGGTACCGCTTCCAGCGGTCGCATATGGGTCGGGTATTGCAGCTCCTGTCGTAGAACTAAAGGGTGTTGAAGTTTCGACCGCAGTATATCCCGCACCTCCAGTGCCTGTGAGAGGGTCAAATCCATATCCATACATCATTCCACCTCGCATTTTTTTTAGTTTACGACCTCCTGTTGGACAAGACATTTACTCTTTCACAGGAAGAAATACGCCCATCGTGCCAGGTTCATTGTCATACTGTTCGTATCCTCGAACGGACGCGTCGTCGGGCATTTCACTATACGTCAACAGCGCTGTCAAGTCTGGGTGATGGCACTCTTGCAATAGACTTTCAAGCAATACGCGACGCGACTCGTAGGACAGCTTTTCATAGACATTGAGTCCATTCAGATAGCGAATATCACACGCTAAAAAGACACTGGGTTTCAGTTGAATGACACGTATAACAGTGTCTGAAAAGAGACGCTCATCCAACACGATAGGGATTGGCACAGGTGTATCCCGTTGATCGACAAACCATGCAACGGCTTGATTATCCTCGTGGGTTAGTAGAATCCACCCCGGATTCCCCACGTATTGAGGTACTTTCAGCAGGTGGCGGTCCTTTACGCTCCCCTTCTTGACGTGGGGCTTCCACGGGCACAGGCGGTGCATACGTTGGAACGCTGACATGTTGTTCAGGTTCGGGTTGTAGTTGTATCGGTGGTGGTGTGAAAACTGGCTGTGGTTGGACTTGGACTTGTGTAGGAGGATACAACGTTCGCACGACCCAGAACACTGTAATGTGTGCAATGACGACTACAATGAGTGTGCCCAACGCGATTGAGAGGATTTCTTGGAGGTCCATCTTTATCTCGTCGGCATCTTTTGTCGTGAATGAACAAACCGCAATGCAGTCTAACCCGCTCCACGCTACAAAGGACACGGTCTACAAAGCACTCAAAGGAAAGTTGGATTTGGACAATCTTGTAAGCACTTCCATTCAGGTCGCAAAGGAAGTCGAGCAGATTGCAAACCTCAAAGGTAAAGAGAAGTTGGAGTTGCTTCAATCCATCCTTCGAATCTGTATCCACGATTCGGACAAGTCCCCCGAGGAAAAAGAAGCACTCTACTTCACAGTCGACCGTCTTGTGCCGGTGATTGTTGAAGCAGCGATTCTTGCCTCCAAGTCTCCTATTATCAAACAAGTTCAAGCGGTCTGTTGTGGTTGCTGGACGAAGACCGTTCGTTCGTAAGGTGACAGCTCTTCCACCCATACACGAGGTGAGTCTGAATACACCGTGACTCGAACCTGTTCGCACCCATAGCCTCTTGAAAACACAGCGGATTCAAATGGCAGTTCTTCATACCGGACTGACCCATCCTCTGAACGAGTGATCGTTGAAATCGTTTTTTGTTCTACGTTATATCGTCGGAACCCTATATACAGCATACGAGTTTCGTAGGTTCGTAATGGTCTGGTATATTTCCATTGTTCAGGAAGTTTGTCGAGTAGTGTTACGTTCATGAAACACTGACTGTATTCGCGAAAACGATTCGTTTTAACTCTTCCTCATCGTGAAGTGCGGCATTCAACTTGTCGACTCCACGACGAATCTCATTCTCAATGGCTCCCCACTTTTCAGGGTTATTGAGATACTTTGTATGACGGGTGGTCTTGTCTGGAAATCGCTCAATCAACTCAGACTCGGTTGCATCATACATGTTCATGTAGCAGCGTAGTTGAATCTCATCGTAGAGCGGTACTTCTGCCCACACACGTGTTCGGTCTTTGGAGTCTACGATTCGATTCTCCGACGCAACATATCCATCACATCGACCAACCAACTTGAAGGTTCCAAAGTCTTTCTTAATCGTCTTGGTATTTCGTTCAGTGACCTTCACATCCTTTGCAGCCTCGTAGGTGTCTAGGATTTTCTCTTCATTGTTTATTCCACGCTGTTTGGCAACTTGACCGCGGACTTCACTGACCAACCGTGCTTTGAGTTCAAGAGGAAGTGTGTCTCTACGAAGGTCGAATACCAATGCAGCTTGGGATTCAACTTCTTTGAGAACAGATTGAACATTGGTGGTGTGTTGAGCGGATTTGATACCCGATTGAACAATGTCCATGATGGGCCATTCGTGGAGAACTTCATTTACTAACTTGGAATAGGCACGAAGATTGTATGTCTTTTCTAGTTCAGCTACACGTATCTTTCCAACCAAGTCTTTACAGAGGAGTTCATAGGCAATTTCATGAGCATTTTGATATTTGTGGAGACCGATAAAGCCGGCAACTTTAGAAGCAGAGAGTTCAGGAATCATTTAAGGGTTTATTGTTTAGAAGCGATTGATTCGTTTTAAAGACCAAGACCATAATAGGTTGCAGCTGTAAATACGAGTGCATGGACAATCAATCCCCAGGTTGTAGGACATCCACTTGAACTTGCAATAGGTCCTAAGAGTCCACCCAAAAGTCCATCTACAAACCTGTAGACAATCGGATGAGAAATGATAAAGAACATCAAACCTGCAATCAAGGCATCATAGAGTTTGCGTTGCATTTAGTCTTTAACTGGAAAAACTCTTTTGCATTCGCGTAATCGCATCCAACCATGCAGGGATTCCATTCAAGACGGTTGCAACCGCCAACGAATCTCCTGCAACCGGTGTAGTGTCCAAAGTCACACCTTCACAGACCAAGACAATCGCAGTGGTCAATAACGCCTGACGAGACTTTGCGTCGGCAGGACTCCATCGTAAGCAATACATTCGATACAGGACTTCAATGTAGGGTCGCGCAACCGGCTGTGCTTGCTTTTGAATCGCGTCCCAGAAACTCCACACGACATGATTGCCATGAGCCACCGACACATAGGTATCCGAACGGTTCGCAAAAATCAACGGCTGTTTGGTCTGTTTCTTGTGTTCACGAGCATACGCAAACACCCACGCCATCCAATACAAGGCTCGTGTTGTATCCCGCACATCTTGACGAAGACAATATACGAACTCGTTCATAGGCACTGCAATCGTCAATGGGTCATCTCGACGCAAGACCAGTTTGCCGTATAACGTAGACGGTGCTTTCAACGACTCTTGAATCGTCACTGGGTCGAAATCATGTTGAGGTTTGATGGTCGGTAAGGTAGGGAGCTTGTTCTTGCGGCAGAACGAAATGGTCGCAGCGGCTTTGCAGATGAGTTCGCGCACTTCAATGTTGTTACGAATGGCAGTCATGTCTCGCAACGAATACTTGGATTCAATCGGCGCATAGGTTTCATACGCTTTCGCCAAATACAAGAAGATGGCGGGTTGAGCCCGATTCACATGAAGGGCTGCGCCTTCAAAGAGTGCCATCCACAATGTATGGACGAGTCCTGAACACACAAGTTCCAACGACCAATAACACGCATAATCTGCGTGACCGAGTTGAATGTTCTGAAGGAGAACCTTCGTAACATGCGAACGGATATGACCACAAAAGGTTGTTTTTTGAAAGTCTAAGACAGTTCGAGGGTCTGTGATTTCCATTGATGTTCTACTAGATACTTCCATACGAGCTTAACCGCGAACGCTCTACATACTTTTGATACATCGTATACATCACATATAACAACGATGCTACAATCAGAATGTTCAGGATTGAATCAAACCAATCCCATATGTTCAGGTCAGGCTTATTTGTACGAAGTTTACGTTCGCGCTGAATCGCATTCTCGACTTTGCTAATCTGATCCTTGAAGGTATCGGCTGCATACTTCACTTCATCTTTGAGCGACAGCACCTTGTCTTTCAACCCATTCACTACATCGACCGTCTTTCGTTGATTCTCGTATTGACGCATTGCAGAGTTCTTGGTCTCGACCATCTTTTGAACGATTGGATTGACTTCGGCTTTCAAAAGACGTTCCTTTTCAGCCTCTTTCCATCTCTCTCCATCTTTCAGAGTATAATACGTGGAACGAGCCTGCTGATAGGCATCAGGCACTTGGTCTCGAACATTCTCGGCATCTTGGAGTTTTTGAAATGCGTCACGAAGCTTCGTATCCTTATCAATCTTTCCATCGAGGATTACAAGTTCGTTTGTAAATCGGTCTTTTTCCTTTAGAAACTCACTATACGCTGTTGGATTCGTGCTTTGAAGTTGTTGAAGAGTCGTCCCTTCAAAGAAGACTGCAGAGACCGTGTTCAACGTCGTAGAGTGTTTAGGATCATTTCTGTAGACACATTGAAACCCTCCATTGATAGGTCGTCGTTCATAGCCTCGCTCGGTCGGACATGACATCACGCACGAGAAATTGCCTGCACTTTCAAAAGGCAGTGGGCATTTTGGCATAAACAAGGATTGATTACCTCCCATTACTCATCTTGTTAGAAAGAAACCAATGGAGATACCCACAGACAAGAGCAAAAATGATAAAACATGTGCAGTGTCTGTCGGAAGTGTCAAATAGGAAAGAAACACTAAGATCAAAAGGAAGAGTGAAAACTGAATAAAGAAGAGGTCTTGGGTTCCAATCAATAGAATAGCTTTGCGTTCTTTTTCAAGGTCTGACGACGGAGCTGTTGGAGGTCGCATCGTATTTAAACTCGATTTGACTTCTTTCAACGTATTAATAACATCGGTTGTATCTTTGAAGTCCACATAGCTAGATTGAATACGCGAATATTCATTCACATGTTTGGTTTTTTGACTACTCACTTCTTTCAATGCAACCAAATCATCGAGTTCACTATCCACTCGTATGATTTCGTCTTCAACCCGTCCTTTTTCAGTTGCAAAGGTCGACGGTGGTTCTTCTCCTTCTTCAAGTTGAGGTAGTAAGGTTAATGTAAACGACAGCTGATTGTAACGTTTGTGTACACACTTTGAGATAGGTGGACCTGTTCCACCCCCAGATTCTTGAACGTATTTGAATCGAGGTGGACATGTAGCATGACATGTGAATAACGAACCCTTTTCAAACCCAGGCGGACATGATAATGATTGACCCATTTCCCTTAATTACGGTTCGGGAGAAAACCGTTGAGAATACCATACAATGGAGCGGCGATACGAGCTGAAGCAGAAACTTCATTGGACTTCCACCCTAATGTAGGTGCAGCTGAAACGCCGTTACGAACATACGGTGCAACAGTAGCGGCCATACGAAGGTAACGAGTATGTTCCGAGGCATCTGTGGTTAGGCGGACGTGTCTTGGCGTGTTGAGTTCAAGGAAAGAACTGACGGGCATTTTGTTTACTAACAAACAAGATAATGACGAGCCAGTTTGAGAGTGTACTGACACAATACAAACTCAGTTTGTTAGAATATAAGGTGACTGGACAGTCCACTTATAAACAACAAGCAGAGGTGGCTGAAAAATGGTTAAATGATTACCTTAAAACCTTACAGCAAAACATTCAAAATGATTCAAGTTTTATCGATCAGTTTGCAAAAAACTATGAGCAAACCAACCCTGAACTTGCCAAGTTTCAGAAGGAGATTGCAGATGCACGCACAAAGGGACCTCAGCTACATGATGTCTACGAAGGCGAGATGATCTCGAAACAAGAAGTGGTTCGAGATGACTCAATGTACTATACCAAAGCTGCTATTATTGGTGGAGTACTTGCACTTGCAGCTGTTGTATCTTTCTTTTGAGCCATGAACATTACATAGAACACGATACAGAGAGCAAACAATAAAAAGAACAACAAATAGAGTCGAAGTTGAGACTGTGCATCATAGTTTACTTGTTGACGAATACGGCGCAACGTTTCAAGGGTATCTTTAGATTTATTGAGACTGTTATAATCGTTTTGGATTTGGACTAGCTTTTGAATCAGTGCATCGCGCTCTTGTTTGACAGTTGACGTTGTATTCTGTTTCAAAAAGGTCAGACTCGTAATCATCTCATTGAGTGTTGCCGCGATTTGAATATTCTTCGCACGAATTTGAGGAATCGCAGTTACGTCATCCGATTGAATAGCTTGTGCTGTCAATGCATCATATTCAGCAAGTTGGGTTGTATACTTCGCTTGTAAAACATCCATTGTTCTTACGCAATATTTACATCGGGAACACAATAGCGATAGTATAGCTGCGCACCTGCAACATCACTATGCCGATTCACTTCAATCACATCACCCGGTCGTCCACCAATCCATTTCACCATCGGGTCTTGTGAGTCAATCCATGGGAGTTGTTGATCAGGCGTATTGATGTTATACATCTTGAACACTTCGGTCTTCTCTTCCTCTTTGAGAATACGATGAGGCATTGCAGCACGGTGGGTGGTGATATCAAACAGAAGCTGTCGTTTGTGGAAGAACTGAATCAATCGGTCTTTGGTCATTTGCTTGATGATCTTCAATACATTCTCAGACGGTGGAACCAAGGCTACAATGATGATTCCATTGGTATAGTCATTTCCATCTGCAAAGTCGACGATCTTATTTACATCTCTCTCCACCATACCCTTGGCTTTTTGACTGAACACGACCAGTTGGTTTCCAAGAGTATATAAGTTGACATTCTCAATGCCATCTGTCACAACTCGTTCAGTCTTTGTATCCAGACCACGGCGTCCTAGCATTGTTCGCAAAGTTTCGAGTGCTTTGTCTTCGTCCATACTTATCCTTTCCTCTAGACAGAAAGCTGTTCGTTTTTTCGTGAACAAAGATAATGACGAAGTGGCTTTTACTGGCAGCTGCGTTTCTAGTGGCTGTCCTCGTAGTGATGAAAACAACTGAACGATTCCAACCCGAGTTCTTAGACCGAACACAGTTTGCACGTACACTTGCGGTTGAAGATTCTTCATATAAGCAACGAACGAATCACCTAGACCCTATCTCCTCAAATCGGGGGTCTATCCACGGGATTGAGACACCTTTCCGAGTGAACCAATATACATCGTATGTTGTATAAGAAAGTATGGTGTTTCATGCGAGAGTGTCGGATGTGTTTAAAAAAAGTCCTCGAAAAGCAACGATTCCTAAAGCCTTACGCGAACAGGTCTGGATTCAGAAAATCGGTCAAAAGTTCGATAGCAAATGTAAAGTAACATGGTGCACGAACCAAATCAACGTCTTTGATTTCCAATGTGGACATAACATTCCAGAAAGCAAAGGCGGTAAGACTACAGTCGACAATCTAGTTCCGATTTGTAGTCGATGTAACATGAGTATGGGCAGTCAATATACGATTGACGAATGGAATCGAAAGTTTGCAAGTCCTAGATCGAAGTGGTGTCAGTGTTTCGTTCGGCGATAAACATCTCGTCCCATCCATTGACTGGAACAATGCGGTATCCAATCGAACGAATATATTCAAATAACTCCTTGCGTAACTGTGTTGCAGGAATGCCTTCCTGGTCTCGTGACTCGCGCCATGATTCAAAAAGAATCTTAGGATATCTGTTACGTTTAAGAGTTTCAAGACCACCTTCAAGAACATTCTTTTCAAATCCTTCTACATCCATCTTGATAAGACCAATGTTATCAAGCTGGAATGAGTCCAACGTTGTAATCGGAACCTGAATGGTGGGAGACGAACGACCCATGAAAGGCATGCAACTGTTTCCCCCTCCATCCTTTGGAGAATGCATGTAATATGGAATGCTACCCTTTTCATTACCTAATGCAGTTCGATGGGGCATGATCTTATAGTTGAGTTCTTGTAGAGCAATGTTCGCACAAAGATAGTTGAAGGTTTTGGGACAGCATTCAAAACTCACAACACTTGAACTGAACTTTGCCAAATACATTGAATAGGTGCCAACATGTGCGCCTATATCGACAAATACTTTAGAGGGGTCCATCAAGGTAGCTGCCCATTCGATGATGGATTGTTCATAGTTTCCCCTAAGGGCAAAGTCTCGTGCAACGATTGCGTCTTCTGGAAAAACCATACAATCCTTTCGTAACTTATAAAACACTGGGTCTTCTGTAGTAAGAGAGTTTTCGCGAAGGTAATACATTTGCGTTTACTTGTTTGAGAACGTGTAAACACTATATACAATGAAAACGACGACTTTTGTCACTGCCTTTTTCAAACCTGCTACATCCTATCGGAGTGAGACAGACTATTTCGTCCTATTTGATCGACTTGCAGCGACAGGTATATCGATTCTTCTCTTTTTGGATACAGCCTATACGGATAAGGTTTTTCCTCCAAATGTTCGAGTGATACCTACTGACCTTGACACATCGTTCTTACCCGAAACTCCTGTATTGCCTAGCCATATGCATCCTATCAAAGATAACGCACAGTATATGTGTATTCAATTGAACAAGTTTCGAGTTATGAATGAAGCACTTGCATATACAGAAACACCCTATTTAGCATGGATTGACTTTGGGGTATTTCATATGATACAGGATGAGAATCGTGTCATGAAAATGTTACATACGATTGAAAGAAGTACATTCCGTAGAGACCGTATTGTAAGCCCTGGTTCCAAAAAAACTGATTTAACAGATGTGTGGACACGTCCTGTCTGGAGATTGTTTGGGACATTTTGGGTAGGGCATCGTACGTTAATCCCGCTTGCGTATATTCGTCAGTTGTCACTCGTCATGGAAAACCTTCCTAAACTTACTTGGGAGGTTAACTATTGGGCCATGATGGATGAGTTTTTCGATATCTATACTTCGGGGCACGATGATTCAATATTTACAAATATACCTCTCTATGGAGAAGGTGAGTTATTGAAAGCAATTGAATGGCATAAAGAATGTATTACTGCAAGAGTCCTACATAATCACTTTCATGATTTCATACAACTCTATGATGCGGTTGGACGTGATCATATTCATGGATGGGGAAGTTACTTATTCGACGGCTTGAAGTACTCCTATCAACTTCAGACCTTGAAAAAACAGGAAGCTCTTTTTCGAGTTGGACAAAAGGCGTCTCATCTATTAGAGGTTGGAGTTTATCTGGGTCACTCTCTCTTGATTTTACTGGTGTCTAATCCGACCCTACGAATTACATGTATCGACAATGATGCACGATATTCCCCCAAAGCAGTTGAATACTTGAATCAACACTTTGGTAATCGCATAACCTTTCATCTTGGAGACGCAAGTGAAGTCTTGAAGACCTTACCATCGGATGAATATGATGCTATCCATATTGATGCAGATCATACACATGAAGCAGTTCGGTCTCATTTTGTTCATTCATTACCTTTAGCAAAAAAGAATGCATTGATTGTCTTTGATGACTATGAAGCCACTCAATCTCTGATTGATGCGTTCATTGCAGACAAGCTACTCACCGTCGTTGAGTTGCCTAGGTGCTTATGGACAAATATTGTAACACAGCTAAAGGTCTAAACTCGCTATCTTCTTCTCTTCGGGTTTTGGTGGTAGCGTTCCTTGTTTGCGGTGTTCCAACACTTCATTCCAGAACTGTGTCAATCCTTCCAAGTGTTTAAGCAACCACTCTGGGTCCTTGGGCACAAAGTCTTCTTTAATGGAGGTCAGTAACCAATAGATGACTTGTGTCGTATCTTCATAGATGTCTTTGTCGTAGACAACCTTTCCTGATTCGTAGACTGTGAAGACACCCTTTTGTTCGGTACTTCGAACCCACTCTGAATAGTTCACTTGCCTGAATCGGAACTCAACATACTCACATTCGTCAATCCCCGTGCATTCCATCTGCATTTGCATCTGATGAATGTATCCAGGTGGAATCTCAGCTTTCAGTGCACGACTAATAGGACATTTGAACTCGACAAGACGACCATACCGTTTTGGGTCATCACTGTTCGGCACAATCAATCCATCGGGTGATGCGCCTAGAAACGTGTAACGAGGATGTTGAACACACGATACATCGGTAATCGTGCACTGGGTTCGCTCTTCGTAAATCTTCTTTGCAACCGGTTCGAAGCGTGTCCCCCACAACAATGCAGCTACGGCATTTCCTTCGCCAGGAGGTTTGGGTTCCAACTTTCGCATCATCACTTCTCGACGAGCCGATTCAGACCCGAAGACTCCATAGACTTCCGAAGCTGTAATCATTTCACTTCGTTTGGCGTGCCAGGCCTCCGTCCGCTGGTCGTTCGCTC